TTCCTGAGTTGTTTAATCCACCAAAATCGGGAATACTTGGCATAACAGCGCCAGCGACAGCGGAAGCCACCACAGCAATAGTTACAACCCCAACGGCGTATAGGACCGCCAAAGAGCTTGTAGACGCTCCTATAAACGCCAAAACTGCATTCCCGATTGTTATCGGCTCTCTCGGCGCAATCTCAAATTGCTTGCGATGGCGCATCACATTGAAGGGGAAATTAGTATTATTCATTTAAGAACCCATGCGCTTTCTACATATTCATTGTTTAATTTTATAAGGCCGTCTTTAGCCAAGAATACAGATCGTGAACCAAGTGAAATTCCAAAAGCTGACCCAGTAACCCAGCGTTGATTTACGCTTGTTGTCACAAGGCTTCCAAAAATTGGACTATCTATTCTTTTCATTTTGCTAGTCAAGCCATTGAAAAGTGTTGAATGTTTGAATTCCCTGCGCAAACTTGAAGCGTGTTTAGGCATTGAACCGTTCATATAACGTCCCATCCAATCATCAGCATATCCAACCCCATACATAGCACGAAAAGCATTATTCGTGAAGGTAAAGCAATCATTAACCCCCCACATGAACGGCTCATCCTTAATGTTGGATATGTATATATTTAATCGGTGCTTCGGCCCCATGCTACCTGTTGATCCTGTATTGTTTGAACGAATGAAAAGAAACTATCGCCTGAATATCTCGATTTATGATTTTCTTGGGTGTAACGCCAGCCGCTAGACCTCTCAAGCTCTACTAAATTACTTTCAACTTGCATTTGAATGGTGCTGGCATTTTCATCATCTGAAATTGTCATTTTATCCATTTTGCCACTGAATATTTGAATGACATCGCTGGAGTTTTTTTCTCCAAAATATAAACGGAATTCCCGCCTTTGGTATGGCTCTTGAAGCGCAATTGACAATATGTCTGAGTTTAGACCTGTAAGTGTTACAGATAATGACTTGGCAGATAGGTCATTTACTTCACTCAATCCTCCAATAGAAAGAAGAGCCCCTGTGCCTACGAAAACTTGATTTGATCCTTGAACCTCAATCGTTCTATTTCCAATGCCAGTCCAAAGACGTAATGGCGCTACATCAAAATCATTTCCGTCAATATCGGTCACTGTCCTAGTATCGAACATAAACTCAACGGCATAGAAAGGCTCTATAGTTGCACCTGTCAGGGCCGATAGTAATGAAGCTGAAATATTACGGCTCATAATGCCTCGCTGCATGAAAAAGTTATACCATATCGGCTGACATGATCTGCGCTCCAAACTAATGAATTTGCATCCATTCGAAAGACCCCTTTTGCTGAAGAGAAAATTACGTTGTCGTTTGTGCTGATAGCAGACTTCAGTGGAGGCTGAATGGTTACAACTCCATTCCCTGTGTTATTATCCACAACCATATGGAGCCGCGAGTTAGGTCCAGTTCCAAATTGCAAATAGCTCCCACTATTAATTTTTTTTCCAGAACCAATTGTCAGGTTCACAGATGTATCTCCAATGGCCGCATCCGCCGCCACAGTTACGGCAGAGGAAATAGCGTCACCAGTAACCTCATTTGCATCAGGATCGCCCAAAAGAAAGGTGTTGGCTCTCCCCTCACAGAGCATAAAGAAAGACTGCCACTCTCTCGCTAAATCACGCCTCATAGGGGGTAAAGTGAGCGTTGCTGTCCATTGGTCCTTGGAATACTTATGCACCTGTGTAGCGCCCGTAAATGGGCTCTGAGACACCGCTACGGCGCGGCTAATGCCCCATTCTGAACTGGTAAAGGCTGGACTTGTTGGCATAGTTATAAGTGTCATATATCACCCGAATGCTTGACCATAAGAGCCGCCGCGCCGTTTAGCATCGACAACACCTCTCATGGCTTCCTGTTTGAACCTTGGCATAAGTGAGATCATTTCAGCTTTTACTGTCTGAGATACCCCGGCGCTCACGTTAATGGTTTGCTGGATTATTGTACCACCGCCGCTACCAAGAGCGTTCTTCGTGTTGTGGTTGTTCATAATATTTGAGGCTGATTTTGGAACGATAAGCTCCGGCCCTCTTTCCCCAACAATTTGAGGCATATTTGCATTTAGGTTCCCACCATCGGCAGAACCACCAATGGCATCCCCCGCAATTTTCCCGATGAAACCTCCAACCGGGCCGCCTATAGCACTTCCAATTGCCCCAAATATACCGCCCAACACTGGCTTTATGATTTGAGCTTTAAGAGCATCAGCGATCATTTCATTGACAGTTTGTTTGAACATACTTCCAAGTGATTGCAGGTCAATTTTGCCCCTCATAACCATGTCAGTAAGGCTGTCAGCCATTGTATCAAAGGCTTGGTTGGCACGGTCTGTAAGCTGTTTATAAAGCGGGTCTAGTTCCAAAAGCTCTTGCTTCAATATGGCAATCGCATCAAGAGCCTGAGCCTTCAGTGCCTCATCCATTCTTGGCAGTGCTTTTTCTATTGCTTCGATGGTTTGTAAGAGCTTGATCTCTTCGGGCAAAAGTCCCTCGATAGTAGTTTTGAGCTTTTTGAATTCTCCATCCGTTACAGTAGCCGCAACACCCGCTCCCATAAGAGCATTTTGTATTCCCTCAATTGTGGCATCAACATCAAGAGCGACACTTTCACCGGGATTTAGCATTACAAATCCACTCCCGGTTTGAAAAAGTTTTTGTCTAGCCTCGTCTATAGCTTCTGCGCTTTTACCAAAATATTCTGATACGTCCCCAATACTACCCTTTAAATCTTCCGGCAGTCTTTCGTAAACATCTGAGGCAAAAGATGCAAGTCTGTCTTTGAGGCCGTCCGTAGCGCCAGTGATCTCTCCAAAAATTGCCGCTATTACCAACCAAGTTCCTATACCTTTTTTGGTAACACTATTAAGAATGGCCTGAGTAATTCCAATTGCTCTTAGTCCTCTGGCAAGTTTGATCGCGCCTTCTGCGGCAGTGAACAGTTTAGCCGCAAATTTATAAGCTACAAAAACGCCAACAACGACAATCACTTTGTCCATATTTTCTTTAATGAGCAATATTGCCCCAGCAACAGCGTCCATAAGATCAACAAGCTGAAACCCAAACATTTGCATCAAAATAGAACCCGCAGTTGCGGCCACTTGATAAATTGACCTGAACAACATTGCCACTTCACCGCTTATGTCGGCAATAAAGGTCAGAACCCTACCCAGAGCAGAAAATGCTTTTCCTACTTTGTCGCCAATTAAAGTTGCAAGATCACCGCTACTGTTAATCATACCAGTGATGACGTTTATTAAGTCCGTGAACCCCTGATTAAGACCGCTTTGCGCAACTTTTTTTCTAAAATTAAACATAGCATCGCCAAACATAGACAATGCACCATTTGTTGTCTTGGCAAATTCAGCCATAGCTCCATCGGACGTGCCGCCAGTTCCAAAATGCTCAATCAGAACCTTAGCGGTATCCTCAGCACTAACTGAAACTCCAGCTTTCAAACCCATAAAGGCATTAACGCCCTTTTGCTGGAAAAGATCAGCAGATGCCGCGCCAGCAGAGAGCGCCCTTTGTACGTTCTCAGCGGCCATTTCAAAAGGAATATTAAACTGCGCAGCAATGTTGCCTGTGATCTGCATAAGCTCACCAAGCTCATCAGCATTATCAGCAGCCGCCGCAAGAGAACCGGAGCCAGATTGAATTTGATCTAATGAGAATGGAACCTTGGAAGCAAAGGCAGTCATCATCTCAAATGCTTTTGCGCCCTCATCAACACTTCCTAAAAGGCCATTAAGTTGAACCCTCAACCCCTCGATAGCCGCGCCAGTTTGTATTGATGACTTTATAAATCCAGAAAAAAGCGCGACACCGCCCAAGGCGGCAGCGGCCTTTGCCACACCCGCAAAGGCTGATTTCATTTTGCTGCCAGCTTCATCAGTATGCTTTGCAACTTTGGAAAGATCGCGCCTTAAATCAGACATATCCGCTTCAATACGGACTAAGAGGGTGTCAATTGTTGTCGCCATTAGTCTGGGAACCTTTCCATTAGGTCTTCAAGCTCTTCTTTGTCTAATGGCGGCGGAGAGCCACCCGAATTGAATTCAGAAAAACCTTCAAGAGCGAATTTAAATTCCTCAAAAGACATCTCCCAAAAATCAGACGATGACATTCGCATCTTTCCAAGAGCCGCCTTTAGCCATTCATCCCAAGGCAATTCCTCAATACTTACTCCGCCGCCACTTCCTTTCCCTCTTCATCATTCCCAATAATAAAGACGATAACCTCAGCAACACATTTCACACCCTCAGAAAATCCGGCTTCCCAAATTAGCTTTGAAACATCTTTGTCTTTTAAATCAGCACCACTGGTTCTCAAAATTGGGGTTAAGATAGAAACCATATCTGAAGCAGACAAATCAGCATCTTGCAATCCAGTTGCAATCTTTAAAATCCCGCGACCAGTATTGCTCTCAATCCTCATTATGGTGTCCATCGACACCTTGCAAAGAAATTGCTGATCCGCCAGATTTATTTTTAGTTCGCCGCGCTTTGGGTTTGTCATCCTTGACTTCCTTTACATCCATTACAAAAACTTCGCCGCGACCATGTAAATCAACAGCTTTAAGCACCTCAAATTGAGAGCCATCGGCCTTGAAGCTGTCACCAACCTCAAGGCCAGAGGAACAAGGCACCACAAAAATGACGCCCCTACGATGGCTTAAATACGAAACACCACCAAATTCGACAGTCGCATTAATCCAAGCCATTCATAAATTCCTTATGCAGAGGTAAATGCAACCGATCCAGAACTCTCAAGAGTTACAGAGTAGGTTACTTCACCATTATATTCGCCGCCATATTCCAAAGAGGCGATGTGGAACTTGCCCTGATATGTACCGAAATCAGGAATAATTACCTCAAAGTTTGGAATATCAGCGCCACCAAATGCCGTGCGCAGTGTTGCTTCAGAAGCCGCATCAGTAAATACGCCAGAACCAGAAACGGAAACGCTTTCAACGCCGCCATCAGCTAACAGCTCACGCGCATTTGCGCTGTCCTTGTTGGTAATATCTACAGTCTCTTGGTTCATCGTGATTGATGTTGAACGCAAGCCACCGACTGTTGTGTAAGTATCCGCATCTGCTGCGCCATTCGCAGCCGCACCAATTTTTAAAAGCAGGGCAGAGCCTTTTTGAGCCGCCATGTTATCACTCCTTAGTTATCAAACACAACGGCGCGGAACCTCATTACCCCGTGCCGTGTTATGCCATCATTTTCTGCTAGTGTTGTGCTGAACTCTTGTCGGCAGTTCACTAGCGATGCACCTGATACAGTTATATCAGTATTGTGGAGGTTTTCATATACACTCTCCATAATTTCTTTGATCTCACGTTTCCCGCGATATTGCTTCCTCACATGGATTGTTATTGTGTGCTCAATAGCATCCTTTGTTTTGGTGCCGCTGTTCGCTGTAGTTTCCTCTCCAATCAGCACATATGGATATGTTGAATTCTGTGGAGGGTCATCAAAAATACTCACTGCGGCAGCGCTTACCCCAGTAACATTGCCATCGAGTGTGGAAAATATAGCCTTTTGAAGTTCCCATGAGTGCAATGACATCAGACACCTCTAGCTTTTAATTTTGCAAACATAGAGCGTATTTTTGCCCGTTTGCTTTCGAGTGCTGGCTGTAAGAACGGACGGGCCAACATATTGCGAGTGCCAAACTCCA